GTATATACATCTGCTTCTTCTGGAAGTCTATAAATTAATGCAACACCATTCTTATCTTCTTCTAAATAATTAATCTTACCTTTTAATAAGTTAACACAATCAGTAACCATGGCCATAGTATTAAGACCAAGAAGGTCAGCTTTTACTAGACCACTTGCACCACACATATCTCCGTTATATTGAGCTACGTTAATGTAATCATCCATACCATTATCATACATTCTGAGGGTTGGAATACGACCGTCTCTTAAGTCAATAGTTGAGATAACGAATGCAGAAGCATGTCGAGACCAACCACGAACAATACCAAGAAGTCTATCTACAAGCTCTTTAACTTCTGGATAGCTATTAAAGAAGTTAACCAGCATTTGATTATCTTCAATGTGACCTCTATGTTCTACACCTTCTTTGTCTGTGTATCCATATAAGAAGTCTTTCTCATCAACTCCTTGTGGAGAGTCAGGAATAGATTCACACAATTGTTTGATTTCAAAGTCATTACGATTACGCTGATAGATTGCTGACATAGCATCTTTAATTGCATTCTTAGTCTTCATTGTAGAGAGTGTAGAGATTTGTGCAAATCCTAACTTATACTTATTCTGAAGATACTTCATAACTAATGGACGAGCTGTTCTTGAAATATCCATATCGATATCTGGCCAAGAACCCGCATTAATACGAGCGTGAGAAAGGAATCTCTCAAACGGTAGTTTAGTTGCAACTGGATCAACATGAATAATCTTTAGATAATAAGAGATTAGACATCCACCAGCAGAACCTCTTCCGATAGATTGTAAGAATCCTGCGTCTCTAGAGAATGTAGATACATCTTCATAAACTAAGAAGTACGGCAAGAAATTCATTGCCTTATTCTTCATGATAACGTCAAGTTCTTTCTTGAATCGTTCTACATACACTTTAGAATCATTCCAACGACCATGGAACTTAATCCTATCCATTAGAAAGTAATAGGTTTGCATGTCATAATCATCTGTTTTAGACTGAATATACTCTGGTATTTCAATCTTTGGAAGATGATGCTTAAACTCGATTTTAATATCTTTAGCTTTTTCTACAATAGAAAGTGTATTGCCAATCCAACCAATGAATTTATCTTCTGTAAGCCAATCACCTAGATGAGATTTAAGTTCTTTGAAAATTTGTTCTGTCTTCTTAATGACATACTCTTCTTGATAATGTTTACCATCAGTGCTTGCGTTCTTAGAAAGACAGTCTTGAACAACCTTATCTTCTGGAAGAATATAACATGCTCCAGACACTGGAATACACTTAGGTTTGTATTTATCTACAAGTTCCATAAGGTATCTGTTATATGCTTTACTTAAGTTTCCATCTGGAATAAGATCGTTACTTTTGATACTTCTAAATCCAATCTTTGAATCCCAAATTTGAACGATATCAATTGGGTTAAACTCAATATGGACTTCACCTAATTCAGCTACGAGTTCTAAGTATCTTTGTTCCGCTAATGCTTTATCACCAGCTTGAATAGCCTGTCCAATACAGCCATTAACATCTGCAGTACCAAATTCAAGACCTTCTTTGTGTTCTTTAACTTGATCTAATGTAAGAATTGGAGTATTAATACCATTGATTTCTTCAGAACTATCATATCCCAATGAGGATAGTTTAACTAAATTGAAGTATCCTTTTTCATTTACTGCCCAAGCGTTTAAGCTAAAGAACTTAGCCTTTTCACCTGTAAGCATTTCTAATACCTGTTCATCTTCATCTTTCGGTCTGACGTTTAATCCCATACCTGAGATAGCTACAGTTTTAGATTTGTTTCTAATAGATTCAAACAGTGAAATTCCAGTACCTTGATCAACAACTGATAAACCTGGAACATTATTCTGCTCTGCCCATTCATACCATTCTGATGGAAGTGGAATACCGTCGATCATATTGTATTGTGAATGGATGTGCAATTGTGCCATCTCCGGCATCTTAGCACTGATTTCTACAGATGCAAATGCTGCATCTGGCACATATACTGTATCGTCTTCTCCAATCAATCCTGAGATGATCTTATCAACTTGGATAGTTGCATCAATATCTGATAATGCATCATGTGCGTTAATAAAGATGCCAAAATGTGGAGCTACAACTTCTAGTTTAAGAGATTGAACTGCGATCTGAGATTTAACAGATTTAGCTCTTACGAAAGTATCATGTATATTAATAGTGAACATTTTAAAGAATTCACTTGATTTCTTATATTTAGAGAACGTAGCTGAAATGAATTTCTTATCAAATCCTACGTTATAACCTGCAATAGTAAACTTAACTCCAAAGGAATTTACGTATTTAATGAAATTATTTAGAAGGTCTTCTTGAGTTTGAAACGTTGCCATCATATCACGGGTAATACCGTGAACAGCAATAGCTTCATCTTGAATGTTATTCCAATTTGTTGGTTGACAAAACTCGTTAAATGATTTTTGACGTACACCATTGATTACTGGTATACATGCTAATTGGATAATATCGTGCTTGTATTCGCTGAGACCAGTTGTTTCTGTATCCAGCCAGAGATAGTTCATGATTGCTCCTTAGACCTCAAACGTTAATGAGGGGATTAAGATTCTTAATATATAGATTGTACCGAATACAAAAAGGCCTCGAGTAGAGGCCTTTCCGTGGAGGAATTAGAAAGTGAAGTCTAGATCAATTTTCGTATCGATAGTATCATTCGTGTTCAGAGAGATAACGACTTCATAGTTATAAATTTCTTCAGCAAGTAATGCAGACTGAATACCAGAAAAATAAGTATTCATATGAAGACCTTTAAGTCTTAAATTAGCAGGTTCAAAAGGAGATAAAAGGGTTACTTTAAACTTCTTTAAACCTTTTGCTGCATTCTCTTGTAATTGTGTTGTAATAGTTGCTAGATTAGTTGCAATAAAACTTTCACCTTGGGCAAATACATCTGCCATCTGTTGGGTAAAGCCATTGGCTCCATCCAAGAAATCTGTTTTTAAACTCATAAATTATACCACCCTTTTCTTTTCAATAATTTCTAATAAAAATTCTACTTTTGCTTTTTCATGCTTTGCAGCAGCAGAGTATCCAGCACCTAATTCTTTAGCAATTTCTTTTGCTGAATTAAGTTGTTCATCGTCTTCTTTCTCTTGATTGATCTGCTTAATTGCAAATTGAGCTTCAATCAATTTATTCTTTGCTTCTTCTTCAGTTAAGTTAAGGTTAGCACTTACATAAGTTTCTGACAAGATCTTTTCCCACTTCTTTTCTTTACTCATTATATCCTCCAAGATATTATTTGTTTTCTAATATCTCAGTTATACAATATATTAATTTTCATCTGGTAGATCTGTCAGTGCCTTTCTAGCAATTCTCTCATTTTGCGTCTTATCATGGTGACATGAGTTTTTTCCGCCGTACTGATCAGCCTCTTTAAGTTTGTAGGAACATAGGACTTGTAAGTTATCTTTTTTACACCACAGTCTAAAGATGAAAGTATTCCAATCTTTAAACTCTTCACCTATTGGAATAACAGGATCGATATGATCTACAGCAACATGTTTGCCTTTGAATTTATTATAACATTGAGCACAGGTATAAAAAACACTTGGTTTTTTGGCCAATGATCCATCTTTATTGTATTTAGGTTGTTCACTACGAGCGTCTTTTAAGACCTCTTGAACTAAGGGAGAACGCGAAAACGCCCTGCGAACTGCAGAGCGTATTGCGCTATTTTCATTGTATTTAGGTTTCTTCTTTTTTGCTTTAGCCATTCCCCTATTATACTAGAGAGTCAGCCTATTGTTTTTACTGAAGTTTTCATCTGCAGTTATAACTCTTAAATTCCAAGGCACGTGAAGTCCGCTAACATTTTCACCCTGTAAAGGTACTATGTGATCCACATGATATTTGATATTGTTTAGCTTTTCTAATTCTTTTGCTTCTTTATATAGAGATTTAATTTGATTTAAGTGCTCTTTAGTTAGCCATTTTGGAGTGGCATTAAGCTTTGAGGCTCTATATTTAGCTTCATTTGCATTAATCTTATCTCTATTTTCTGCTTTAAATTTTTTATTATATTCTATTAATGCTTCTTTATTTTCTTCTCTATACTTCTTGTTAATATCAAATCTTCTTTGCTTATTAACTTCTCTATATAGTTTTTCTTTTTCAGAAAATTTAGCAGCATTAGCTATTCGCCAATTTTTATCTTTTATTTTTCTACAACCTGGACAGCTTTGCCCAGGTGTATACTCATGTAAACCTTTCTTACATATTTTCATTTATAATAATTTAGTAGCCAAGTCAGCCAATTTAGAACGTTCACCTTTAACAAGCTCTACATGTGATGTTATATCTGCAACTTTCATTCTATCAATAGCATAGCTCAATCCATTATTAAACTCATTGAGATTTAAGGAGTCAATTTGTTCTGTATCTCCTGTTAAAACAATCTTAGTTCCTTCACCGATTCGTGTAATAATTGTCTTAATCTCATGAGGCGTTAAGTTCTGAGATTCATCAATAATCATATATTGATTAGTAATTGAACGACCACGGATATAAGTAAGAGCTTCTACTTTGATGATGTTCTTTTCAACCAACGGTCTCCATTGAGCATTCTCTCCACCTTTAGATCCAAATAGATAATCTAAGTTATCAAAGATAGGTTGAACCCAAGGGGCAAGTTTCTCTTCCATAGTTCCTGGTAAGAAACCGATATCTTTACCCATTGGCATGATTGGTCTAGAGATAAGCATTCTCTGATATTTACTTTCTGTAAGTGTTTTTTCAAGTCCACAAGCTACAGCAAGAAGTGTCTTACCAGTACCAGCCTTACCTACCAAAGATACAAGGTGAATCTCGTCATTCATTAAAGCATCGACAGCAAATCTCTGTTCTGCATTTTTCGGATGAATGCCAAATACCCCCGACCTTGAATCAATAAGCGGGACGATGCCGCCGTACTTAGGAGAATATCTTCCAAGTGCGGAGTTCTTAGGGTTACCCTCTTCAAGCATAATATAATATTCATTAGGGTATTCTCCAATCCAAGGAAGTATTCTGTTGGTTCTAAAATCGTTAAGTTGTTGAAGAGTAAACTCCTCAGTGATGTATCCATTATCTACTTTTTCAGTAACAACATTTACATTGCCAGCTTTATAACTTTCAGCTGGAACTCCAACTGCATCGGCCTTAAGTCTTACGTTAAGGTCATTAGAAACAATAATACCACCAAGCACTAAAGCAGTGTAGATGATAAGATCGTCGTTGATAGATAGATCCATACCTAATGGGACTTCTCCTTTAGGAATAGTTGATACGAACAAAGTTCCACCATTTGGAAGATTGACTCCCTGAGCTAGTGAACCTTGCTCACGCAAAGCATCAATATCTCTAGAGAATTGTCTAGCATTTCTAGCCTTATCACTCTGTCCGGTCTTGTGGTTATCTAGTTCTTCAATCGCAATCAATGGAATGTGGACTTCATTATCTTCAAACTTATAGATACATTGAGCATCCGATAAGATAATGTTCGTGTCTAGTACAAATTTTTTCATTTATTTCCTTTAATGATGTTATTTACCGTTTCTAGTGGTTGGTAATTGCTATAGTGACAAGCTTTTAATAATTCTTCCCTATTCTCAAGATTAAAATTAGATAATGCAATAATATGATCTAGTTGCCATGTTTTTATATTTTTATTATAAATTCCATGATTACTCCAATTCATCCAGGATTCCCATTTGGCTTCTATGTGTCTTTTAAATTCTTCTATAGAACATCCTAAATCTTTAATAGCTGAACCTGATTTTTGATTATTTTTAAGAGCAGAATTAAGTCTACCCCTGAGATTACATGCTATTTTAAAATTAATATCACTAGCATATCTATTTTTATGTCTAATTCTATTAATTTCTTTTATTTTACTTGGATTAGCATCATATCTTGCTTTAGCAACTTTTTTACACTTATCTTTATTTAATTTATATCTAGAATTAGCCGCAGCATTGATTTTGTGAGTATTTAACTCGTAATAAACTTTACTATAATTACTCTTACAAACTATACAACGAATTCCTTCAAAATTATGTGAACACTTCTTACATATTTTCATATGATGGATTATACTTGTGAATTCAATTAGAGTGTGTTACTTAGGTAGTTTTGGCTTAATAGCAGATGTTTGTTTGATATTAGTTCTAGCGATTTCTTTAGCGGTTTCACCATGTTTTGCTGGAGAAACAACTTTAGAATAGTTAGTGTCTTTTGGATTACTTCTTCTTACTTCAATACCCATGTCTGAAACACCAGGAACAGCCGTTGTTCTTCCTTCAGTCTTCTCAGTGATATCTGTTAATGTTTTAGTCTTGTCAGTATCTGATTCAGGAGATTTACCTGCGGCTTGTTTAGCCCATTCTAGAGATGCTCTAGCATTCTTAATATCTTTGTTTTTGATATGGTTTCTTGCATCATTTAAATGCGCATGAACGCCTTTATCTTGTTTATATTGATAGAAAGGACGAGATTCATCTTTCTTCATGTTAGAGTTCATTTCAGCAATTTCTTCTGGTGTATAAATCTTAACTGGGTTTTTCTTAGATTTGGCTTTCATTTCTTTTGCTTCACGGTCAGCAGCTGAAGGTCCAGAGCCACCGTAAGCTTTAATACTATCCATAGTGTGGATGCCAGTAGTTTCGCCAGTGTTATTAGCTTTACGTTTAGCATTATCTTCTGGTGTATATCCTTTATATCCAGACTTTTCTAGAGACCATTGACCATTCTTAGCAACTGCCATTTGTTCTGGCTTATGTTGAACTACTCTAAATCCAGAGCCTTCTAGCTTCTTAACTCCACCGTGTTTAGCTTCGATGTCTTTAAGAGTCATTGGTTCAGATGTGATCTTTTTCCCATTTTCGTGGATATGATAAAGATCTTCGCCTTCACCTTTTTTCATGGCTAGTTCAGCATGAGCTTCTTTCATTTTGATATCTTTAATATCTTTATTGTGAGTTTGCTCAGCAGACTTGATTGGAGACTTTTTAGTAGCAGAAGCTTGACCTGGGATCCCAACAGCACCTGCTTGAGAAGTGTGCCCTGGTTTAGGCATTTTAGAGATAGACGGAAGAACGGCCCCTTTATTCTTAACAGAACCTACACCACCAAGACCAGAATTCTTCATTCCTTTCTCAAGCAGTTCCTTTAATTCTAATAGTTTATCTTCTAATTTACTCATAGGAGTATTATACCAGATTTTAAGTGTTTATTCTTCTAGGATCCTAGAGATTCCATTTCTTTTTTCAATCCTAACTGTACGATTAAACATACTTTTAGACTCAGAGGAATGGTCTACGATCCAGATTTCCTTGTCCGTGGCCAATTTCTCAAGCAGTTCAATAACCATCTCCTTGCCATCTATATCTAATCCATTGAATGGCTCATCTAAGATAATAGGGTTTAGAGACATTGAAAACTTATCATTTAAGATATCGATCATTGCAAAGTCGATTGCAAGTGAAAGGGCCCTAAGTTCTCCACCTGAAAGAGACCCGATAGAGATTTCTTTAGCATTGATCATTAGAGATTCTGAGAATTTAGTAGATAAGGTTTTGTCCTTATTCTCTTTAAATGTCTGTAAGGAATATGAAGCATTCGGCCAAATGTAATTAATATAATCAGATACACTATCATTGAAAGCATCTACGATTCCATCCATGATGTAAGCTGGTGCTCCAGTTGGATCAAAGAATAGTCCTACTGTTTCTAATACCTCTGTCTCTGATACTATTTCAAGAAGTCTATTATTTAATGTGGTTACCTTTGTAATCACATCTTTCATATTAGATCTTACAGTATTGTTGGCTTCAATTTGTGAGGAGAACCTAGCCATCTCTCTTTGCTTATAAGAGATTGAATTCTTATAATCAGCAATAGTAGTTTGAGTTGTATTATATTCTTTATAGTCTTCAGCTTTCTTAAGTCTTACTTTTTCTGAGAGTTGTTTAATCTCATTTTCTTTTAAGATGCCAGTTTCTAAATCATTAATCTGAGAAGCTACAATCTTAATTTGTTCGTCAATAGCTTTCTGATCTCCAGCCTTAACTGCTTTACCACCAACAATATTAAGATGAGCAGAACAATCTGGACATTCTGTATCATGTGTTAGGTTTTGTAATTGTTTTAATTCACTACGTTTAGCTTGACACTGCGTCCGTAAAGCCTGGATGCCTAACAATTTAGATTGGATATTCTTTTCAATCTCTAGATATTTAGATAAGTCTGGTTCTTTAACTACTTCTAGTTTTTTTATCTCAGAAGTATATGCTACAACATCTTTATTATATTGTTCTATAGTAGATTGAATAATAGTAGGATCAACAAGTTGTCCTTTATAGATTTCAATTGAGTTCTTAAACCCATCGATCTTAGTTTTAGTGATCTCTTGTTCAATCTTTAATTTGGCCAAGACATCTGTAACTGTCTTTTTATAATCATTGAAATGACCTAGATTCATGATCTTTAATAAGAACTCTTTCTTACCTCTGTCATTAAGAAAAACGAATCGATTGTTTGAGTCTTGTGAATTATACATTGTTGTAAGGAATTGATCGTAGTTCATTCCTATTGCGGCTATGAATTCTTCTTGGGTAATGTCAACAAGGAGTCCGTCAATATAATAGGCTGCCGAAACAGGTCTTGACCTGACAACTTTATATTCTCTGCCATTAACATCCACTGTAGCTGAAGCCGAACCGAGTGAGGTACCTCTTCTGAGAATTTCGGACTTTGTAATTTTCTTTGGTACTTCGTCATATAAAGCAAACGATAAAGCGTTAAATATAGCTGATTTGCCAGCGCCATTCGCTCGTCCGGTATCATAGTCGTAACCTTCTATTAATACTAAACCAGAAGTACCAAATTCTATTTCTGCACTCTCGATTGATAATATATTGTTAATTTTAATTGATTTAATCTTCATCGGTATATTCTACCAATTTGTTTCCTTTCTTTAAGTTATTTTCTTTCGTTATAACTCTTAAATTCCATGGAACGTGAAGTCCACTCACATTTTTACCTCTAAGTGGAATAATATGATCTACTTGATATTCTATATTGTATAATTTTTCTAATTGCTTAGCTTTTTTGTAAAAAGAATTAATTTGTTTTAAATGCTCTTCGGTAAGCCATTTTGGAGTAGCTTTTACTTTATCGGCCCTATGTTTAGCGTTTAATGAATTTCTTTTATCTCTATTAGCCTTTCTATAAGCACTGACATTTGATTTTATTTTATCTGAATTCTTTTTATAATAAGATTGTTTAGATTCATATAACTTATTGGGGTTTAATTTTGCCCACTCTTTTGCAATATTGTTTAATTTGTCAGCATTTGCTAATCTATATGCTTTTGCTCTAACATTAAAACATTCTTTGCAATGTCTTCCCTCATATTGATGAAGACCTTTTTTACAAATTTTCATTACTCTTTTTGAGGGGGTTTAGTTCTAGTAACTAGGTTGCCTTTGTCATCATAATAAACCCAGCCTTTTTCTAACATAGTGCTGAGTTCGTAGATACCAGAGTTAACCATCTTGGGAACTTCTTTTGACCAGTAGAAATCATGCTTACGTTCTTCGACTATCTTTTTGTGATCTTCTACGTGCTTCTTGTTTGTGTATTTATCTACAACTTCAGTTGTTTTAACGCCTTTAATTATAGGCATGTTACGGAACATTGCATTTCCACATGTACAATCTATTTTAGTTGTAGATGTATCTGTGAACTTCTGTTCAATACTTCCACATTTATTACAAGAAAAAGTATACTTAGGCATTCTTGTTCTCGTACCATTCTTTTTTTAAGATATTATAGCAATCAAGAATGTTTTCTAAAGATACCATCATGATAGCACTTCCTCCGCCTTGATCGATTAATTGCTTCTTTGCTATCATGTTAAATAAGAAATTATTGATGATTTTCTCTTCAGCATTAGCTGGATCAGTTTCTGTATAGATTTTCTTTTCAGTTTCCATTAAAAGTCCCATCCTAGACCAACACCAATCTTCTTATCTGATGATATCATTCCGTTAATTGTTACAGCAGAGAATACTCTCTTTTTGATTACTAGAGCATATTCTGTCTTATCTGATAGTTTGTTAATATCTCTTATCGCAAGAAGTCCTAGGTTCAATCCGATATCTCTAGTAGTGATTGTCTCAGTATTAGATTCTTTCTTAGAATCGATTTGAGTATCAGTCTTAGTGATGCTCTTATCTTCCATTACTGATTCTTCTACAATAGTTCCATCTATATGAGTTGTCTTTTTAGTTTTAAGGACTACATTCTTATTTTCTTGTTTAACTTCAACAACCTTAACAACTTCTTTAATCTCAGTTACAGTTTGAATCTTTGCTGGGTTAGAGTATTTTCCTACTCCAAACCCTAGGGCTAGAAGCAGAATACCGATCAATCCGTACTTTACATAGTTATTCATTATTGAGCTCCTGATGCCATCATATCATTGAATGCCTGTTTAGACATTGCTAATTGGTTTTCTAATTGAGAATCTCTAGGTACACAAACGATACCACCAACGTTGAAAAGAAGAGAAGCAACACTTAAAGCGTTACCAATAGCTACTCTTGCAACCTTAGCAGGTTCAATGATACCAGCTTTAAATGGATCAACAAACTCATGCATATTAGCATCAAATATTTTCTTACCTACCATCTGAGGATAGATTTCATCGAAGTTCTCACCACAGTTAGATAGTAAAAGTTTAAATGGAACTAGAAGAGCTTTCTCCATAATAACCCATGAATCTTTTTTATTCTTATGGTTAGCGATTAAAGAAGATAATTCTAATTGAATCTTACACCCACCAGAAATTATCCCTTCAGCAATCGCAGAACGAACCGCCTCAACAGCATCTTCAACTCGTCCCTTGCGCTCTCTAACAATGAGATCTGAAACACCACCAACATGAATAGTAGCAATCCCGCAAGTAAGCTTAGCGATGTTAGCTTTAACATGCATTTTGTCCATATCCGAGAAACACGCGTTTTCGATCGCTTTGAGCTCTGCAACTCTATCATTAATCCTCTCACTATCAATGTCTGCATCGATAAATGTTTCATAGAGGTTAGATTTAGCTGTTGTGAATTTACCAAGCTTCTCTTTTTCAATCTGATCGATTGTAGAGATATCAAAGATAGTTCCATTTGTATATGCAGCGATATCCTCTAGGAATATAGTTCTAGAATTTGGAAGACCAGATCTAGGTGTTTTAACTGGGCAGAAAGTAATACCTTTCTTTGTATTCTTAGCAAGAATGTCCATAGC